TGGCAAGAGCAGGAATATGATTGAAACTAATTTTTTAAACAAAGCTAAGTTCACTAAGATGATTGAAGAAGCAGTCTGCAAGAAACGTCTAAGTTATATTGACGCAATTGTTCACATATGTGAAGAGACTAATATAGATCCATTGGATGTGAATAAGTTTATTACTGCTATTGTAAAAGAAAAGATTGAGGCAGAAGCAAGACGCCTCAATTATCTTCCTAGGCAAAACGAACTACCTGTGTAAAATGTTTATCAAGAAACAGATCTTGAATGATGTACTACTTGATGATATTCGTTACGAATTAACTGACAAGGATGAAATGCCTGCAGCAATAGGTTCGTCTGATGAGGCGGGTAAAATATCGGTAAAGCCTGAAGTTAGGTCAGCAATTCTTATTCCACTTGATCATACACAGTATCCAGACTTTAATAAAGCAGTTGAAGATCTATGTGCTGAGTTTGATCCCAAGCAATTTTCTGAGAATCTTGAAGTTAGAGAGATGGAATATTTAAGATATGGATTGAGTGATCATTTTAGAAAACACCAAGACGTGGGGAACAAAACAACAAAGAAACAACCACGTAGGTTTACGTCAATTACAATGCTATCAAAAACAGATGATATGGTTGGTGGCCAGTTGTCTGTATTTGAAGAAGACAAAGAGCATGTAGTTGATTTGCAAGCTGGGGAGACAGTAGTATTCTTCTCCTCAACTTGGCACCAAGTCACTGCTGTTACAAAAGGTGGACGAGAAGTTCTTGTTGCCTGGGTTTATGATAAACTCGACAGTTGACTTTTACTATATAATGGACTACTATACGAACATACAAACATACGACACATATTAAAACAAGGAGAATATAATGTCATTCGCAAATCTAAAGCGTAACCGTACTGACCTGAGCTCATTAGTTCAAGCTGCTGAGAAAGCAGGCGGAGGTCAAACTCAACGTCCAGGACAAGATCCAAGGATGTGGCAACCCACAAGAGATAAAGCTGGTAATGGTTATGCCGTTATTCGTTTCCTACCAGGAATAGATGACGCTGGTACACCGTGGGCTCGTTACTGGGATCATGCTTTCAAAGGACCTACTGGTCAGTGGTATATCGAACGATCACTAACTTCTATTGGTCAACAAGATCCATTATCTGAGTTAAACTCTAAGATGTGGAACTCTGGTATTGAATCAGACAAAGGTATTGTACGTCAGCGTAAACGTAACCTACGTTATGTTGCTAACATACTTGTAGTTTCTGATCCAAGTGCGCCTGAGAATGAAGGCCAAGTAAAACTATATCGCTTTGGTAAAAAGATCTTTGATAAGATTATGGACTCTATGCAACCTCAGTTTCCTGATGAGAAACCTGTTAACCCATTTGATATGTGGGAAGGTGCAGACTTTACAGTTAAGATTCGTAAGGTAGAAGGTTATCCTAACTACGATGCATCTAGCTTTAAGTCTCAATCAGCTCTTGGTGATGAAGCTGCAATGGAAGCTGTATATGATAAGCAGCACTCTATGGTAGAGTTTACTGATCCTAAAGAGTACAAGTCATATGAGGATCTACAGAAGCGTCTTAACTTAGTGTTAGGTGAACAAGCTCCTCGTCCTACTATGGCACAAGCTGCTACATTGGATGATGAGATTCCTTACAACAATGTTAATAAGGTATCGGAAGCACCTGAGATACCAACAGCAGAGAGTACATCTATTGCATCCAAGGATGACGATGTAGATGATACGATGAGTTACTTTGCTAAACTCGCCAACGGTGACGACTAAGAATTTAAGAGGGAGCTTCGGCTCCCTTTTTTTATATCGAAGGACCGTCTAATCTTAGACCATCATTAGCATCCATTACACCACCATTAGGGAACATCATAGTTTCAATCTGATTCATATGACTATTGATAACAGTTGAATTAACTCCACCGTTAACAGCCTGCTCTTCTATTCGAGCCAATCGTTCCATTATTACTTGATTTTGCTTCTCTTGTTGTTCC